GGGGGGAGGGGTCTCGCAAATTACCCTCCCCCCACGCATCGCCGCCCTCTTTTATTTTTCCCCGCGGGGATATTTTGGATTCGAACCCTGGGTTCTGAGATGTCCTAGAGAACTGGTTGCTTCTTCCCAGTAGGATTTTTCAGAGTTGGTCCGCTCTCTAGGACGTCCCAGAACTCAGGGTAACTCTGTCGAAAGGAAAGAGAACTCGTGGCGCGGAAAGCAAAAGCCCCGCGCACTCCCGAAGAATCAGAGAACATGATGATCAATCTCGCAGTGGCCTTGGCCGAGAAGCAGCTGCGAGACGGAACGGCGTCACCCTCCACGATCAATCACTACCTCAAGCTAGCTGGCGAACGCGATAAACTCGAACGAGAGAAGCTTCGTCGAGAAACCGAACTCGTCAAGGCTAAGGCGGACAGCATTGCGTCTGCTGCACGCACTGAAGAGCTTGTCAAGGAAGCTGTCGATGCTATGAGGAGGTATTCCGGTGGAACGGATGACGTATTCTGAGTGTATCGAGCTTCCGACCTTCGAGGATCGGTATCGCTACTTGCGTCTTACCGGTATGGTAGGCGAACAAACGTTCGCTCATCAGAGACATCTGAACCAGACGTTCTATACGTCTAGGGAGTGGCGCGATCTACGTAACCACATCATCACTCGAGACTTCGGAAGAGATCTTGCGTGTGAAGGCTACGAAATCTTTGATGCGATTTACATACATCACATCAACCCAATCACCCCCGACGACGTACTGCACCGAAGTAAGTCGCTCCTAGATCCCGAGAATCTTATCACGGTGTCGCTTGACACCCATAACGCGATTCATTATGGGACATTGGAGACCTCACGGTTCGTCGGACATGTCCGAACGGAAGGAGACACCATCTTATGGTGACCCTACTTCAGAGTGTGAAGGACTATCTCGGTATCGAGGACGATGATACATCGTTTGATGACGCCATCACCAGTCATATCGACGTCTCTGTATTCACCCTTGGCCAGATCTTGGACAAGACTCCGGAGTACGACAAAGACATCGACGCCTACTCGATTCCGAGTTTTGTACTCACTTATATCAAGCTTAGTGTAAAGCTGCTCTTCGATCCGTCGGCCTCTGCTACGGTCCAGGACGCGCTTACTAAGGCCAAGAACGAACTCGAATGGAGGATGAGTGTTGTTACCCCTTACATCGAATGAGCTCGCGCATTTCGGCGTCAAGGGCATGAGGTGGGGCGTACGAAAGAAGACTACTCGAAAGCCTCGAAAGAGTATTTCCGAGATGTCGAACGAGGAACTCCAGGAAGCGATCACTCGAGGTAATCTTGAGCGACAGTATATGGGTCTTCAACCAAAAAGTACACCATCCAGACTGGCGTCCAAGTATCGTGACAAGTTCGAAGAGAAGCTCACGAATGCCGCTGCTCAAATGTCACTGAATGCTGTAATGGCTTCTAGCGACTTTGCCATGAGTCGGCTCAAGACTCCAGGATCACGAGCATATACCAAACATGGAGAGAAGATCTACAATGTCTACAAGAATCACATTCGTCGATGACGAACTCGCCCACTACGGCGTCAAGGGCATGAAGTGGGGCGTTCGCAGGATGCAGGCGAAGATGGCTGGTCGAGCTACCGCCCGAAGCCAGATTCGTACACACGACACTATGTTCGTTGGCGTAGCAAATCGCGCCACCAAGGGCACTCGTAGGCGCAACAAGAAGTGGAAGGGTACCGAGCACGAGGCTGCTTACGAAAAGGCCCGGCAGAAGGAACTCCGAAAGCAGATGCGCTGGGAGGGTAAGGGTGTCGACGCCGCCAAGCGTGTCGGAGATGCCAAGACCCGCAAGATGGCCCGCAAGGAAGAGAAGCATCCTAATCGCTGGAAGACTCGCCGCGTTGCTGGAAACGTAGCCGTCGGCGTTCTCGCTGTTGCCGGTGCTGTCGGCTATCAGCACGTGAAGAAGAACCTTGCCAACAGCAACAACCTTAAGGTTCGCAACATGTACAACAAGTACGCGAAGACCGGCATCTACGACATCAAGTTGTAAGGAGGAGTCTTGAGCATCGAACTTGAACTCGCCCACTACGGCGTCAAGGGCATGAAGTGGGGCGTCCGAAAGAAAGTGACTCGTAAAGAGAAACGAATTGCTAGGGATGGTGGATGGCTCGCTGCCAAGACTGATATAGGTAGCACCAGTCCACATCCAAAGACAGCGGAAGCGATGGCTACCACTAGTCGAAACATCAACCGCAATTGGAAGAACCACAAAAACGTAGATCTTTTCGAGAAGTCGAAACAGAAGACTTACCGACGTAGCATGTTTTGGTCGGGAAATTATCATGGCGCTGTTCACTATTGACATGCGATTAAAGACCAAGCGCACGCAACGGGTCAATCGGTATACAACAAGATCCGAAAGACCAGCATCGACGGTATTCGCTCTGCAGCTAGAATGGCCGCCGAATATGAGCGTAAGAAGGGCCGTTAGGATCGAGATCTGACATGCTGTCCAACACAGAAACTCCGAAATACTACGCGGAGTTCCGTGACGCAGTGATCAGAGGAGACATTCCTGTATGTCAGGAGGTCTCTAAGGAGATGAACCGGATCGATCAGCTGATCGAGAACCCTAGGTACTACTACGACAGTACCGCCATTGACGGATTCATCGATTACTGCGAATCGGAACTCACTCTGACCGATGGTTCCCCAGTTAAGATGCTCCCGACTTTCAAACTGTGGGCGGAGTCGCTTCTGTCATGGTTCTACTTCGAAGAACTATCTGTGTACGAGCCTTACGAAGACGGACATGGTGGACACTATGTCACGAAGCGTATCAAGAAGCGACTCGTTAACAAGCAATACCTGATCGTCGCTCGAGGCGCCGCTAAGTCTATGTACGCAGCATTCCTGCAAGCGTACTTCTTGAACATTGACACATCATCTACCCATCAGGTAGCGACTGCACCTACCATGGCACAGGCAGAAGAGACTCTGTCTCCTATGCGTACTGCTGTGGCTAGGGCTCCAGGTCCTTTGTTCAAGTTCCTGACTGTAGGATCCCTACAGAACACGACGGGTAACCGAGCGATGCGTCAACAGCTGGCCTCGACTAAGAAGGGTATTGAGAACTTTCTCAATGGCTCCCTGGTCGAGGTCCGACCAATGCGTATCGACAAGCTTCAGGGCCTCCGAACCAAGGTAAATACTGTTGACGAATGGTTGTCGGGCGACGTTCGTGAGGACGTTGTAGGCGCTCTGGAACAGGGCGCATCGAAAATTGACGACTGGGTGATCGTAGCCATCTCATCTGAAGGTACCGTTCGTAACTCCGTTGGCGATAGCATCAAAATGGAACTTGCGAAGATCCTGAAGGGCGAGTACTATGATCCGCACACATCCATCTGGCACTACAGGTTGGATGATGTGAGTGAGGTCGCCAATCCTGACATGTGGATGAAGGCACAGCCAAACATCGGTAGGACCGTATCGTATGAGACCTATCAGCGAGATGTGAATCGAGCCGAGAATGTCCCAGAAGCTAGGAACGACATCCTAGCCAAGCGATTCGGAATCCCGATGGAAGGCTACACGTACTTCTTCACGTACCAGGAGACCCTCCCCCAAAGGAAGAGGGAATTCTGGGGGATGCCCTGTTCGATGGGTCTGGACCTTTCACAAGGTGATGACTTCTGCGCCTTCACATTCTTGTTTCCGCTTACAGCGGATAGCTTCGGTGTCAAGACCAGATGCTACATCTCGTCTAGAACTCACCTCAAGCTTCCTGGAGCTGCTCGAGAGAAGTATGAACACTTCATTCGAGAAGGCTCATTACGGGTTCTGGAAGGCACTATTCTAGACATGATGGAAGTCTATGACGATGTCGTATCGTTCATCGAAGAGAATGAGTACGATGTTCGATCCGTAGGCTTCGACCCGTACAACGCCAAGGACTTCATCATGCGATGGGGTACTGAGCACGGCGAGTACGGGATCGTCAAGGTCATTCAGGGAGCCAAGACAGAGTCAGTCCCTCTTGGAGAGCTTAAGGCACTCGCCCAAGATCGACACCTCCATTTCGATCAGGAACTCATGTCGTATGCCATGGGTAACTGTATCGTGATTTCGGATACCAACGGTAACCGTAAACTATACAAGAAGCGCGCTGATCAGAAGATTGACGCGGTCGCGGCTCTGATGGATGCGCTTGTCGCATATAAGCAGAATCGTGATGAGTACGAATAGAAAGGAGGTGACATGGGTCGTCTCGCACACGCATGGAACGCGTTCATGAATCCCGAGACTACAGAGTCTCCTTTCAGCGTCGAACTTCGCTCCAGTGCACCAATGACGAGGACACCTCTCCGGTATATTCCGCAATCCAACATCATCGACACGATTTTCAATCAGATAGCGGTCGACGTTTCTAAGATTGGTATCAGGCATGTTCGGTGTGACTACGACAATACGTATATGGAAGACCTGTCTACAGGTCTGAACGATTGTCTAACAGTAGCACCGAACGTAGATCAGACCCCTCGGTCATTTATCCAAGATCTATGCCTGACCATCCTTGAAGAAGGGGTTGCGGCCGTCGTACCGACGGAGTACTCCTCATCTCCAGTGGGATCTAACGCGTATGATGTATATACGCTAAGGGTTGGACGAGTCGCTCAGTTCAAGACAACTTCCGTAGTGGTAGATGTCTATAACGAACTGACGGGTAATCGAGAGCAGGTTGAACTACCCAAGCGATTGGTCTCGATCGTCCAAAATCCGCTGGGAGCAATCACATCCAATAAGGGGTCACTGGCTTCGAGACTAAGCTCGAAGCTTCGTATTCTGGATACGATTGACAATGCTGCTGCCGGTAAGAAACTTGATCTTATCGTCCAGCTTCCCTACACCGTTCGCACAGAACGACGCAAGGAAGAAGCCGAAAAGCGGATGAAGGACGTTGAGCGACAGTTGTCCAACGGTCAGTTCGGAATCGCATATATGGATGCAGCTGAGAAGTTTACTCAGCTTAATAGGCCTGCGGAGAACAACCTGCTCGAGCAGATCAAATACCTAACGCAACAGCTGTACAACACGTTGGGTATGCCGGAAGCAGTATTTAACGGTACTGCGGATGAACAGACCATGCTTAACTACTATAATCGCACGATTGAACCCATCATCGCCGAGATTACAGCTAGTATGGCAAAGACGTTCATCACAAAGACTGCGCGATCACAAGGACAGACGGTCAAATACTTCAGGGATCCATTCCAGAACGTATCGATTGCAAAGGTCTCCGAGATCGCACAGAGCATGGTCACTACCCAGATCATGACACCAAACGAGGTTCGTTCATATCTTGGACTCCCTCGAAGTGAGGAACCGGTCGGAGACTCACTCAGCAACCCCAACATTAACCCAATGGACGAAGGTTCGGAACCTCCGCCCGATGATCCAATGGAAGAGGAAGAGAATGACGAATTCGTTTGATTTCTCAGGTTGGGCTACCAAGAACGATATTCGATGCAGTGACGGCAGGACCATCCGGCACAACGCCTTCGCCGATAACGACGGAGATGTTGTCCCCCTGGTCTGGCAGCACGGTCACGCAAATCTCGAAAACGTGCTTGGTCATGTCCAGCTCGAGAATCGTTCCGAAGGCGTTTACGCTTATGGTTTCTTCAACGAAACCCCTGCAGCAGCTCACGCAAAGGAGCTTCTGAAGCACGGCGATGTGGACTCGATGTCTATTTTCGCCAACAAGCTTACCCAGAGTGGTGGTGATGTCAAGCACGGCAACATCGTCGAAGTTTCTCTGGTCCTATCTGGCGCTAATCCCGGCGCCAAGATCGAAAACATCGCCCTCGCCCACGGTGACGGCACCTACGAGTCTACAGATGAGGCATATATTATGACCGGCGAACACATTTCCCACGCATCTGAACCCACCAATTCGTCTTCGGGCGAAAAGACTGTCCAGGACATCGTCGACTCCATGACCGACGAGCAGAAGGACGTTCTTATGTTCCTCATCGGAAAGGCCGCTGAGGGAGAGACTGGCTCTGAGGAGTCTGACAAGGAAGGAGCCCCCGTGGCACACAACAACATCTTCGAGAATGATGATACGCCTACCGACAACGATGCCCTGTTCCACTCGGCTATCGTCGATGCGTTCACCGACGCTTCCCGCCGAGGAGCAAACTCGCTTCGTGACGTCTTCATGGATGTCGCCGAGTCCAACGGTCTCACGCACGCGGACATCGCTCACGCCGAGAAGACCTACGGTATTTCCAACATCGACCTTCTGTTCCCCGACGCCAAGAACCTCGACGTCCCACCGGCCTTCATCGACCGCGACCAGTCTTGGGTTAAGCCGGTTCTGAACGGCACGCACCACACGCCCTTCACCCGCATCAAGTCGATGCAGGCTGACATCACGGCGGACGAGGCCCGAGCCAAGGGTTACATCACCGGTTCGCGTAAGAAGGAAGAGGTCTTTAAGCTTCTGAAGCGCACCACCGGCCCGACGACCATCTACAAGAAGCAGAAGTTCGACCGCGATGACCTTCTGGACATCACCGACTTCGACGTCATCGCCTGGGTCAAGGCGGAGATGCGCAACAAGCTTGACGAGGAACTCGCCCGCGCCATCCTGATCGGCGATGGTCGCTCCAACTCCGATCCTGACAAGATCAACGAGGAGAACATTCGTCCCATCCTTAAGGAGGACGACCTCTACTGCATCAAGAAGGATCTCGGCGCCGGTAAGTCTGTCGATCAGATCATCGACGAGCTCATCCGTGCTCAGGACGACCTGGAGGGTACCGGCACCCCGACGATGTTCTGCGCCAAGTCCTTCGTGACTGACATGCTCCTGCTCAAGGACAAGCAGGGTCACTACCTGTACCCGACGAAGCAGGCGCTCGCGGATCGCCTTGGCGTTACCGCCATTGTCGACGTTCCGCAGATGAAGGGTCTGAAGACCGGCGCAGCGAACGACAAGGACGTTCTGGCCATCATCGTCAACCTGTCCGATTACAACGTTGGCACCGACAAGGGCGGCGAAGTTACGATGTTCGATGATTTCGACATCGATTTCAACCAGCAGAAGTATCTGCTGGAAACCCGCGTCTCCGGCGCCCTCACCAAGGTCAAGTCGGCCATGGTCGTCACCGGTACGACAGCGCCCTCGGCACACCTCTGATGAAGTTCTCCGGGCAAGTCGGCATCGCTACGGAATGGGAGATGTCACCCGGAGTCTTCACAGAGTCCATCGAGCCCCGGAACTGTCGTGGAGATCTCATTCGTCTTACCCGACGTATGAATTCATCTCCCGTGGTTCCGGGGCTCTCCATGGGTAACACATTCTCATTTATCGCGGACCCGTACACACTTGACAACTTCCTCAACATTCGTTACATCCGTTGGCGAAACGTCAATTGGGCCGCCACCTCGGTTGAGCTTCAGCCGCCTAGAATTCTAGTCACTGTCGGAGGCCCCTACAATGCGTAGTGACTTTCACAATAGACTCGAAAAACTAGGCTGCCGAGCCTATTTCCAACCTCCGTCGAATGTCTCAATGGGATACCCGTGTATCGTATATGAGCTCGACCGGATTGTGAAGAAACGCGCCGATAATGGCGTATATCTTAAGACTCTGCGCTACCAGGTGAAGCTCATCACCAAGAACCCAGATGATCCGATGGTCGATGCACTCGCGTCGATGGTCCACTCTGAGTTCGAACGACACTACACTGCAGATACGTTGAACCACTTCGTGTTCAACATCTACGACATTAAGGAGTGACCATGACCGCACTGGTGTGGGACAAGACTGGCGAGCACGTCTACGAGACTGGTGTTCGTCACGGCGTACTCTACAAGTACGACAAGACGACCAAGAACTACAAGAATGGCGTGGCCTGGAATGGTCTGACGACCGTGACCATGTCGCCCGAGGGTGCTGAGTCGAACGCAACTTACGCGGACGACATTAAGTACCTGGATCTGATCTCGGCCGAAGAGCTGAAGTTCACGATCGAAGCGGTGACGTACCCCGACGAGTTCGCAGAGTGCGATGGCACCGCTATGATCTCTGACGGCGTCTTCATCGGTCAGCAGGAGCGCGCCAAGTTCGCGTTCTGCTACTCGACCAAGGTCGGCAACGATCAGGATTCCGAGGCAGGCTACAAGCTGCACATCGTGTACAACGCGACTGCAGCGCCTTCGGAGCGTGCCTACGCGACGGTCTCCGATTCCCCCGAGGCGATCACCTTCTCGTGGGAGTGCTCGACCACTCCGGTTCCCGTCAAGGGTCACAAGCCCACCGCGGAGCTCATCATCGACTCGACCAAGGTTCCGGCTGAGAAGCTGAAGAAGGTTGAGGCGAAGCTCTACGGTGATGAGTCCGGTCAGCCCACGCTGCTCACGCCGGACGAGGTTCTCGCGCTGCTCGCGTGAGTAACCTAACCCTAGTGCTCGACTTTCCCGAGCACGACCTCTTCGACAGAGAGACAGAGGAGTTCACGACTCTTCCAGCAGCCCAGCTATTGCTCACTCACAGCCTGTTATCGGTTGTTCGCTGGGAGTCAAAATGGAAGAGATCTTTCGTTGATCGTCCTCCGTCCTCTGTCGAAGAGGTACTGGATTACGTGAAATGCATGGCCGAGGGTCAACAAGACGTTCCCGCCATGTTGGATCGGCTTACTCGTCCGCAGGTAGAGTCAATTAAGGCGTATATCTCGGATCCGATGACTGCCTCGGCCATGCTTTCACGTCCAGGTCAGGCTAAGTCTTCTGAAAAGATGACTTCGGACCTGATCTATTACTACATGGTGGCGTTCCAGATTCCTTTCGAGGCCGAGGAATGGCACCTGAACCGTTTGCTCATGCTGATCCGAATCTGTAATGCAAAACAGGCCGCCGGTCAGAAGACAAACGCTAAGAGCGCTGCCTCGCAGCGTGCCGCACTGAATAGGGCCCGACGAGCTCGGGCAGGAAGTAGTGGATAATGGGTAAGAATGACCCCCAGATTCCCGCCGACGCGCAGATTGCGCCCGGCCAGGATCCTCATGAGGACCACGACCGCGAAATCTTCGAAGGGACGGTTTCCTGATGTCGAAGATCGATGAGGTTCTCAATCACGCCGCATACCGAATCGGCTACTACGCTCCGGATGACCCGGAGCCCGGTTCGGAGGCAGGTCGTTACTGCGCCAACAAGATGGGTCAGCCTTGGCTGGCTGGTCCGTCCACGGCTATCTACTGGTGTATGTGCTTCGTGTCGATGGTCTTCGACATGGCAGGCATGGTCGGTGCAATCGGAGGATTCTCCTACAACACCGACGTCACCAAGGGCCGCATGCGCAAGGTTCCGATCGAAGACGCCCAGCGCGGCGACATCGTCCTGTACGACTGGGACGAAGATGGCGTTACCGACCACGTCGGTATCATCGAAGCAAACCTCGGTGGTGGATGGCTGCAGACCATCGAGGGCAACACCTCGTCTTCCAATGCGGGCTCTCAGTCCGCCGGTAATGGCGTCTGGCGTCGCCAGCGCTACTACGGTATCGACTGCGTCCTTCGCCCCGACTGGGGTGCAGAGGGCGGCACTGAGGAAGACACCTCCGCCAGCGACGCTAACGCGATGACTGACGGTTACTGGGGTCGTGCGGTCACGTACGCGCTCCAGGCATCCCTCGGGACTCCTGCTGACGGTATCATGTCCGATCAGGACATCGACAACGAGGACTACTTCCCGGCCGCCGGCACTGGTTGGGAATGGGTGCGCGACCCCGAATCGGGTTCCGCAGTCATCGAAGCTCTCCAGGAGAAGCTGAAGTGCGAGGTCGACGGCATCGCAGGTGTCGAGACGATCACCGCGCTCCAGTGGCATCTCCGTGGCCTTGGCTACGATCTCACGTGCGACGGCTACTTTGGCATTCGCACGGGTATCGCCCTCCAGGATGCCCTCAAGGCGGGCACTCTCTGGAGCTGATGTCAAAATGGCATCAATCGAGGTTCGGGGCAGCTACACCAAAACGGAACAGTGGTTGAACAAACTGGCTAAAGGCGATCTGGCGAGTACCTTAGACTCGCTTGGCCGTCGAGGTGTAGCTGCCCTGGCTTCGGCAACCCCAGCCGAGAGCGGTTTGACTGCTAGAGCATGGAGTTACCGTGTAAAGCGCAGCGCAAAGTCCGTTACTATAGAATGGTACAACACCAACATAGTCAACGGCTTCCCTGTTGCTATCGGACTCCAATACGGCCACGGTACTGGTACCGGAGGCTATATCGCAGGACGCGATTACATCAACCCTGCGATCAAACCAGTATTCGACGACATCGAAAAGGCTATTGAAAGGGCGGTGAAATAATGTCAACATCCATTGAGGATAAGGTTGTTAGCCTTAAGTTTGACAATGCCCAGTTCGCCAAGGGCGTACAAAGCTCCCAGAAATCTCTAGAGCAGCTCAACAAGGCTCTTCAGATGAAGGGCGCCACCAAGGGTCTTGACGATGTCGAAGGCCGAGCTAATCGGTTTAACCTGGGAGCTCTTGCTGAGGCCCCTAAGACCGTCGCGAATGGCTTTAGCGTCATGGCAGGCGCTGCTGCTGTGGCGCTTGGCAACATTGCTTCGCAGGCAATCGCTACCGGAGCAACTCTCCTCAACTCGTTCACGATGCAACCCATCATGGACGGTTTCGGAGAGTACGAGACCAAGATGGGGTCCATCCAGACGATTCTGGCGAACACCGCATCCAAGGGTACCACTCTTTCGCAGGTTACCAGTGCTCTGGATACGCTGAACACCTACGCCGACAAGACCATCTACAACTTCGCGGAGATGACCCACAACATCGGTCTCTTCACGAACGCAGGTCTTGGTGTCGAGGAATCGGCCTCCATGATTAAGGGTTTCTCGAATGCTGCAGCAGCTTCGGGTACCACCTCTTCGGCGGCAGCTAACGCTGCATATCAGCTTTCTCAGGCGCTCTCCGCTGGTGAGATCAAGCTGATGGACTGGCGATCCCTCACTAACGCCGGCATGGGCAACAAGAACATGCAAGAGGGACTTATTCAGATCGCCGAAGCTATGGGTACTCTTGGTACCGCTGGCGTTTCGGCATCCAAGGTCCAGGAAGACTTCAACGAGAGTCTTTCTAAGGGCTGGCTTACTGCAGATGTGATGTCCAAGTACCTTCAGATCATGGCAGGCGATATTGACGCCGCTACCATGGCTGAGATGGGACTTACGGATGCTCAGATCGAGCAGTTCCAGGTCCAGCAGAAGAACGCCGAGGAAGCAGCCACGAAGGTTCGAACCTTCACGCAGCTTGTCGGAACTATTCAGGAGACTGTCGGTTCTGGATGGGCTAAGACGTTCGAGATCCTTCTCGGTAACTTCGACGAAGCTTCCGAGCTGTTTACGAACATCAACAATGTCATTTCACCGATGGTGGATGCGATGTCCGACGCCCGAAACAACCTTCTCCAAGGTTGGGTGGACCTCGGTGGTCGTAAGGACATTATTGACGGGCTGTCTTCCGCTTTTAACACCTTCTCGAGTATCATTTCCACAATCGGTAATGCGTTTAATGAGATTTTCCCACCGGTTACGGCCGAAAACCTCAAGTCAATTTCCGAAGGCTTCAAGAATCTCATGGATTCCATGAAGCCGAGCGAGGAGACTCTCAAGCTTATTGGAGAAGTTGCCAAGACGGTGTTCGCCGGCCTTAAGGCAGGTATCCAGATCGTTGGAGCGGCCTTCAAGGTCGTAGGTGCTGCTATTGGTGGTGCTCTCTCCTATATCGGTAAGGCATTCGGAATGCTGAAAACCGATGAGATTGGGAACAGTCTAGGATCGTTTAGCGAAAAGCTCTCTAAGTGGAAGGGCGCCGCTGACGGAGCCAAATCTGCTGTCGAAGCGATCAACAAATTCTTCGACGACATGAAGTCCAAGTTGGATAGTGCACGGCCGAGCATTGAGTCGTTCGGAACTGCTATTTCCAACTTCTTTAAGAAGTCGGAGTCTTCCAGTGAAGAAGGATCCTGGATCTCGAAGTTCGCTGAGAAGTGGAAGTCTGCGGTAACTACAGTTACCGACTCGATATCTAAGATGTCACAGGCGATCTCCAACTTCTTCAAGCGGGACCTCAACAAGGCGGGTACCGGTACACATATCTGGGATTCGATTAAGAACGCCACTGCTAAGTTTGTCGATTGGATTTCAAACCTCAACATTGGTGATCTGCTAAAGGACGCCGTACAGATCGGTGGCCTCGCGGCTGTATTCGCCGGTATCGTTAAGGTCTTGAAGTCTTTCGAGAACGTCGGAAAGTCTACCGAGGGTGTCTTTAAGTCCGTCCAGGGCATGTTCAATTCCTTCGGATCAATCGGTCAAGGTCTCGGAAACGCCCTAGGATCTGTTCAAGGAGCTCTTAAGGGCTTCGAGAACGATCTGAAGGCTAAGGCTCTCATCAAGATCGCCGGTGCTATCGGTATTCTAGCTCTGTCACTGCTAGTGTTGTCGCTGATACCTCTCACCGCCCTGGCTGGGTCGGTAGGTGCTATGGGTGCCTCTATGGCGGCTCTTGTAGGCGGTCTTACCGTGATGGACAAGTATGCGAAGGATCCCAAGAAGGTCATGATGATGGCAGGCGCTCTGCTTATCATGGCAGGTGCTGTATTCGTCATGTCGATCGCTGCGAAGTACCTTGCAGGTGTCGATACCCAGTCACTCATAGCGTCTAGCCTCGCTGTCATCACACTCCTTAGTGCTATGGTTGGGATGACTAGGGTTATGAACGGCGCGGGTAAGAAGGCTACCAAGAACGTCATGCTGATGCTCGGCATGGCTATTGCGGTTAAGATCCTTGCCAAGGCAGTCGCATCCATCGCAGAGCTATCACCCGCCCAGATGGCTTCGGGTACTGCGGTTATCGTTGTACTCATCGGCGCTATGACGGCAATGACCCGACTCGCTGGTAAGGGTAAGGGCGCCAAGACAGGCTCGCTGTTGAAGATGGTCGGTGTGGCAGCCGCAGTGTATATTCTAGGAAAGTCCGTTGCTGAGCTCGGATCCCTGAAAACCAACGCCCTTATTAAGGGTACTGTGGCTACATCCGTGATCATTGGCGCGCTCACCCTATTCAGCAGGTTCTCTAAGATCAAGGGTGGATTCGGTCAGGCATTGACGTTTGTTGCCATTGCAGGATCAGTCTATCTTATCGGAAAGACCGTTGCGGAACTAGGTAGTCTGGAACAGAGTCAGCTTCAAAATGGCACCATTGCTACCATGCTTATCATGGCTGCGATGATGGTTATGGCTAAGCTGACACAGTCGGCCGGCGACCTAACCACGGTATTTGCAAGTGGCGTGTTCTTGGCTATCGCCTATGCGGTTGCGCAAATCGGTAAGGCCATCATAGAACTCGGCGCTTTGGATCAGTCTTCTCTGATTCAGGGCGGTGTTGCAACGGCGCTTATCTTGGGCGTTCTTGCGGCAATTGTGATGCTGATGGCCAACCTGACGGAACCTTCGGAACTTGTGGCACAAGCGGTTATGTGGATTGCTTTGGCGGCAACGATGTATATCATTGCTTCGTCCATAGCAATGCTCGCCGAATACCCATGGGAAGCCATTGCGGTAGCGGTCGCAGCGCTTCTCGGCACTATGCTCGGACTTGCATTGATTTCAATGCTCGCTCAGGGTAGTGTTGGTGGCGCAGCGGCAATGCTGATCCTATCGATTGCGGTGATCGCGCTCGCGGCTGGTCTAGCCATTCTGGCCGGGATCGGTCTCGAAGGACTGGCCATTGCAATTGTGGCGCTCGCGGTAGCACTCGGCGTTCTCCTAGTGGCTGGGTTCCTTGCTCAGATAGTGGCTCCCGGTTTGGCTATCCTTGCGGTAGCAATTCTAGCCATTGGAGCGGCGTGTCTGCTTGCAGGGGTTGGCGTACTGATGCTTGGTATCGGCATGGGTATGCTTGTCACGGCTCTGATCGCTGCAGGTGCAGTTAGTGGTTCGACAATTGTCAAAATGACAGCCGGATTGATAGCATTCGCTGCTGCAGGACTTCTTGCGGCTCCGGCGGCTCTCGCTTTGGGAGCCGGATTGCTTATGATGGGCATGGGTTTGATGCTCGGTGGAATTGGTATGCGTATCATGACCATGGCGATCAAACCATTTATCCAGGCAATCAACCAGGCAGACCAGATCGGCGTGGTTGCCACCACAAAGTTGGCGGCAGCGATCACGGCTATCGGTGGCGCCGCTACGATTGCTGCTCCCGGCATGATGTTGTTTGGTACCGGTTTGGCTTTGGCCGGTGTTGGGCTGCTAGCATTTGCAATCGGTGGTCTAGCTGCAATGGCAGTGGCGCCTCTCCTTGGTATGGCGTTCTCTTCAGGGATCGACCAGCTTAATGCCGCTTTGGGGCGCATGAATCCGACCATCACCAGCTTCTCGACATCTGCTGTGACGTTCACAACGGTTGCAACAGCGTTGGGAACTACGGTATCCACGGCGTTCAACAGCATCACTACTGCTATTTCGTCGTGTATCCCGTTGATTCTGGCGTCCTGTGTAATGTTCCAGACCCTCGGTACCACCGTGGTTCAAAACATCACTACAGGACTCCAGGCGGCTACGCCACAGATGGTTATTTCCATAACCATGCTGGTCATGACGCTGTTCACGACATTTGTCGGTCGAATGGCATTGGGACAGCCGATGGTCTATGCTGGTATGCTCTCCCTAGCAGGGCATATTTCGCTGGCACTCACTCGTATTACGAGTATGGTCCGATCGGCCATCAACAACCTAGTGTCTGACATGATGAGCGCTCTGTCTAACGGGCTCTCCAACCTCAGCAATTCGGTTTACTCGTCTGCAATGCAGACTGGTTACTGGATGGCTGAAGGTCTTCGCATCGGTTTCACAAATCAGCGCGGAGCCCTGGTTGAAATGGCTCGTTCGACAGCCGCAGCAATGCTCGCAGCAGCCAATGCGGAACTCAAAGTCAACTCTCCTTCCAAGAAGTTCAAGGAAACCGGTCACTGGGCTGCCAAGGGCCTGGAGATCGGTTGGACTGATACCGCGGTTAACGCCGTGGATGCGGTCACTCGAACGGCCGAAGAGTTTGATGAAGCGTTCCGTGGCATCATCGAGTCCATCGACATGGATGAGATCTCCGATGACATCAACCCGGTCATCACACCGGTCCTAGACCTCTCCGAGGCGAAGGCCGGAGCTGACGATCTCCGCTCTATGTTCGGTAACGAGTCCTTCCGTGGCGTTCAGAACGCTGCGTCGGGGATCGGTGCTCGAACTTCCGAGCAGAGTAGTCAAAATGGCAGTCAAAAGACTGTCGTGTTCAACCAGTACAACAACTCGCCGAAGGCTTTGAACGAGGTGGAAATCTACCGACAGACAAAGTCTTCAATCTCTAGGATTGCAAGAGTATGATCTACACCATTGTCGCGACAAACGACAAAGGTGACTCGGTTGAGCTGGACCTGGCCAATCCCTGGGCCGGAGGCATCGCAGTAACGGGTGCTTCCGGCTTGGGGCCGGCCGACGGTACGATCAACACAGTCAACTTTGCCACATCAGACGGAGCCCTCTTCAATTCGTCGAGAATCAAGTCTCGAGACATCGAGCTGAATCTCAAGTTCCTAGGCTCCGACATTGAAGCAGTTCGACATCGTCTGCTTCGCTATTTCCGTGTCAAGCACCCCATTACGCTTGACTTCATTACAGACTATCGGCATACCTACATCACAGGTCATGTCGAGAAGAACGAGATCGATATCTTCAGCAAGAACGAGGGCGCCGACATTACGATCGTGTGTCCAAACCCGTTCTTCCGACTGAGGGACCCTGCCAAGGGTAAGAACTCAGTTCGCTTCACGACATCCACTCCATCATTCGAGTTCGAGTTCCAGGACCCGAATACAGACTCTCCGACACTTATTTTCGGAGAGATGTCCTCTACCGGTGAAACGATCGTCGTCTACGAAGGCGATGCTGATGCGTCTACGGTTGTTGATATCCAGTTCCTTGGACCGGCTACTGGTGTTAAGCTCTATAATACCACGACCCAGACAAGGATCAACATCGACACCAACGAGATCTCACGCCTTCTCGGCTCAACGATCCGTGCAGGCGATCGTCTCAGCATTTCCTCAGGTGTTGGCGACAAGTACGTTCGAGCCTACCGTGACGGTAAGGTGTACAACGCACTGAGTGCCCTCGACAAGGACTCCGATTGGGTTTTCCTGACTCCTGGAGACAACTTGATCACGGTCCGAGCCGATACCGGCATCGACAACGTCTCGGCGATCATCTCGTTCGAAAACCTCTATGAAAGCATCTGATATGGAATTCCGCGTACTAGACGAAAACTTCAATCAGGTGCATATTCTAGACGTCTTCAAGAGTGCCATCTGGACAGACAGGTTCTTCGAGGCTGGGGACTTCAAGATCGTATTGTCGCTGACACCACAGAACCAATTCGAAATTCACATCGGACGTTACGTTTGGAACCCCATGTCCAATCGAATCATGATGATCGAGAAGATTGTCATCGACTCGAATGCTGACGATGGTTCTGTTATGACCATTTCCGGACGTAGTCTGGAATACCTCATGTCGCGTCGAATTGTCTGGGGAATGCGTAGGCTGCCTACGAGCCTGCATGAAGCCGTTAGAGTTCTAATTCATGAAAACATGATTAGTCCAACGGATCCAAATAGGGCTATGAGTTGGCTTGTGTGGGAATCTAACAATACCGGTAAGATGGCTAAAACCTGGGTCGATGTCCAATACACGGGCGACAACCTTTATACCGCGGTCACCGAACTGATTTCCAAACACCATGTGGGCATCGCATTCCTGTACGATGGTCCTGGTCGAATTCGTATTCGTCTGGATGAAGGGGTCGACCGATCCTACAACCAGAACACAAACCCGTTCGTGGTCTTCTCTCCTAAGTTCGACAATCTGATCTCCGGAAGGTACGCTTCGGACATCTCGAAGCTCAAGACTGTCGCTCTAGTGGGCGGTCCTGGTGAGGGAGCGGATCGAAAGTACGAAACCGTATCGAGCGGTGCTACGTCAGGCTGGAACCGTCGTGAAGTCTTCATCAACGCATCATCTGTGCGCGATAAGGACGAAGACAACAACACCATCCCGGAGGCGACCGTACGCGCAAACCTCCGAGAAGAAGGCACGTCGAAGCTCAATAAGTCCGAGAACCAACATCTGATCGAATTCGATGGGGAGACTTCCGAACACACCATGTATGTGTACGGTAAGGACTACAACATCGGTGATCTCGTGCAGATTCAGGATGCCAACGGCTTCAACGTACCCACTCGCCTCATCGAGTTCATCCAATCACAGGATAACTCCGAGGTAAAGTTCTATCCAACATTCAAACAAGACAGTTCGCAGTCTTAGGAGTCAAAATGGCAGTAACTTCAGGCTTTTTTAACTCCATCAACGGCGACCGGAAGTATAGTGCTGAGCAGTTCGGTGCAATCTTCGACGGCGTTATCGTGGATGGAGTCTTCGCTGCTGTCGGAGAGAAGTTCAAGGTCGTTCCCGCCAGTGGTAACACTGTCGAGATCGGTTCCGGAAGGGCTTGGTTCCGACACGTGTGGATTTGGAACGATGCACCGATCCGTCTGGATCTGTCTCCGGCCGACGTTCTCACCAACCGCATCGACACAATCGTCATCGAGGTCGATACTCGTACACAGAACCGCAGGGCAACCATCAAGGTTGTCGAAGGCGACCGTGCGAGCACTCCTCGTCGCAAGACGATGATCCGTGACGCTGGTGTTTACCAGTATCCGATCGCAGACATCTTCCGTAACTCCGGTTCCCAGAAGATCGAGACCCGGAACATCACCTACCTTATCGGCACGGGTGATACGCCATGGGTGACTGGTCCGCTTCAGACGATCAATGCCACGGAAATCTTCGCTCGTTGGGATCGTACCATGAACGAGCAGAAGGCTGAGGCTCAGGCTGCGTACAACGAAGCCACTACGGCTATGCGTAATGAGGCTTACGCTCTTCTGAACGATATTCAGGGTATGATCGGCGGCGACGCGCTTAGTGCTATGGCCGCTCAGATTATCGAACTGAAACAGCGTCTCGGTGACGACTCGAGTGGCACGATGCGCTTCGACACAATCGAGGATCACACTGGTTCGTCGATCCTGGACAGCAATTCTCAGCCGATTCTCGGCAAGATCGTATATAGGAGGGCATGATGTCTCGAGTACGAGACCTACCCAAGGCGTCTGCCGTGTCTTCGGGAGACTACCTTCTGATTGACGGTCCCTCTGGAACCCGTGCAATTCAGGCAAACAAGATTGGTGGCGCGCCAAACGCGGCTGTCGGTCGACAGTTCGCATGGACGGATCTTATTCGTCCGGGCGGTCTTACCCAGCGTAACTCCATCATCCGTATGGAGAACAAGGGTACGTTCGACACCCGTGCGGTTCAGACGCTCAACAACCACACATATTCTGACCTGTTCCTGGGCGATTATTGGGATCTGCCAGGCGCGGGAAAGATTGTTGTTGGCGGGTTCGGAATTGCTCCGGGGGTTTCTTCGGATCACGTTATCCTGGTGGTCATCCCCTACTCGAATCTCACGGCCACCTCTCAGCAGGTGGTTACAGAATCGGTTAGAGTCGGACAGCGGATCACCAACGACCCCAACCTCAGGAGTCTCCGTACGAAGCAGTCCACCATTCGCCGACCTAACGGCGTGGTGTGCACGAACGCTCCGTTCTTCCCGCTAACTCTCGCCGAGATCGGGTATCCGAGTCCTCTGGAGGAGAATATCACTTATATTCCTCTTCCCGGAGTTGCGTGCCACGCCCCGTCGAATATCACTACCTCTTCGGTCATCGACTCGAAGCTGGTTTCCATCGGGGATGACCGAGTCCTGAACACCACAACTCTCCAGCCGGTGATTACTGGCATTATCGTAGGATGATATTATGGCAAAGTTTGACGCATATCCTAAGGCGGACACCGTTCTGCCCGACGACCTTCTGATCACGGATGGTACTCGCGGGACTAAGACCGTGAAGACTTCCGAGGCCGTCTACAAGTTCTTCGAACCGATCCCCCAGATGCACAAGGTTATCTGGCGCGGTAAGAATCTCGGTAGTCGCTACACTCCGGAGCAGCAGGCAGCCGTGGCTAACGGTACCCTGACGGATATCTGGCTTGGCGATTACTGGGAGAAGGACGGTATCAAGTGGACGATCGTCGACTTCGAGGCCGCCAATCAGACCATGCAGGACCTTCCGTCCACCTACCTGACGATCATGCCTAACCAGAGTATTGGACGGGCTGAGATGCTCACAGGCGACGTAAATGTCGCCATGCAGGATACGCATATTTACACGCATCTGGACAACTGGCAGCTCTATAAGTTTGAGGGCGTATTCGGCGCATCTCATATTCTCGAACACGTCGTCTCGTTCGAGGGTGCTTGGGAGAACGGTAGCTGGGAGGCCATGCGTATTGGCGGTCCTACCGGCCACACTCGTCTCAAGAAGAAGATCGTCCTGCCTACAGAGATTGACTGGTTCGGTACGAGGATCGTCAGCACTCTGGCGAACGAACAGTGGTCTACTCAGACGACGTCCACCAAACAGTTCGCGGCCTTCAAGTACGGATGGACTCCTCAGCTTCCGGACACGGTCGGAATCTGGCTTCACGCTCGAGCATCCCAGCGTTACTACGGTTGCGTCCGTAAGAACGAGGGTATGATCATGTCGACCTACCAGATTCAGCATGGGGTGTGTCCTTACGTCTTCGTGCGGTGACATATTTGTAGAGAAAGGGGCTATATTTATGGATCCATGGATGCAAGTCCTACTCTCTGTCGTGGTAGCTCTCATTTCTTCCAACGGTATCTGGCTGTACTTTAGCAAGAGATCCGACAAGAATGACGCCCATACGAAGCTGATGCTGGGCCTTGCTCATAACCAGATCATCGAGCAGGGTATGCTCTATATCGATCGCGGTTACGTAACAAAGGACGAATACGAGGACTTCGTGAAGTACCTATATTCGCCTTACGCAGTCTTCGGAGGCAATGGCCTCGCGGAGAAGATTTTCAAGGAGGTCACAAACCTCCCTATTCGTCGAAAGGAAGACGATGACTGACAAGGTTTACAACATCCTCAAGTACTGCACGCTGGTGGCGTTGCCGGCGTTCGGTACTTTCTACACGACGGTGGCCACCCTATGGGGCTGGTCATACGTCGCGGAGGTTAGCGGCACGTTTCTGGCGTTTGACACCCTTCTGGGTGCGTTCGTCGGTATTTCCTCTGCTCGGTACCAGCCGGCAGTGGATGGGGTCCTTCACGTTAACCCCAACACCCAGGAAACGTATGCTGCACTCACCACTCCTACCGACACGGTTGTCCAGAACGGCACTATGCTCCTGAAGGTTCAGGAGTCTCCGGACATGTGACGCAAGGAAAACTAGGGGCATAATGAGATCTACAGAAAGGATATCTCATGACCGATGAAAACCTCACCCTCGACGACATCGAGCAGGACCTCATCAATCAAGTTTACAGCTTGGCTGCTGACGATCCAAAGACGACCATCGCCATCGAAAACCTCAAGACGATCCACCAGATCAACGAAAAGCCTGACCCGGTTTCTCGTAGACTGGTCCCGTCTGGAGACTCGATTATCGGTGCAGTCGCTTCGATCGCTGGTATCCTAGCGGTGCTTAATTATGAGCAACTGCATCCGCTTGCGTCTAAGGCTGTCGGATTCATCACTAAGATCCGCCTCTAGACCAAAAACTTAAGGACTCCTAAAAAAAACAGGGGTTCTTAAGTTTTTCGCATGGTTTACAAGGGCTATAATGAGAAGACACCAACTCTGAAAGGCACCGCCATGTTTGAAATCATGTTCACTATGCTCCTCGTCTTCCTATGCCTGTGGCCGAGGAATATTCTGTTCCGATGGATGATCATGCGACTGTTCGTCATCAATTGATACTCTCCTCTCATAGCCCGCAAGGGTTATGAGTTTTCGCATGTTTTACACGGAGTATAATGAGACCTATACATACTCCGAAAGGAACCATCATGCACGCCGTCGCACTCTTGCTGATCTTACTCTGCGCGTACCTGATTTTTAAACTCCTCGTACAGAAGGACGAACTCAAAAAGAAAGATATTGAGATTCGCTATCTTCACGAAGAGCTCGATCAGTACCGCGAAGAGCAGGGTTCTGCATATTCTACCGCGTACAGAAACTTCCTCAGTTCGTATGAGATCTGAAAGCCTTTTAGCCCCTAACAAGGGCTATAGGTTTTCGAAGTCGCACGCTTTACAAGGACTATAATGAGAAGATACAACTCTGAACGGATTCACCATGAACCTCTTCGCATCCGTTGCCAACAAGACCCTCGAAGCTCCTCAGATGATCAAGAAGTACTACGAGCGTAAGAAGATTGAACGCTACCTGGATCAGACCAACTCCGTAAGGAGTGTCCCTGACCTCATGTCCCATTTCTCTCCTTCCGTCGCTGACAGTATGGACCCCATCTTTGCTGTGAGGCGTGCTAACGGCATCTTCGATGAGTAGAATGCCATTTTCCACATCCATCAATGACCCTCCTCAATCTCATAGCCCAACAAGGGTTATGAGTTTTTCGCATAATTTACAAGGGCTATAATGAGAAGACATACAACTCTGAAAGGAACTCTCATGACCCTCAAGAAGTCCCAGATCGCCTTCATTGCTCTCGGTAGCATCGCCGCTTCCGGCATCCTCTCCTTCGCCATCCAGAAGGGTATGGAAGCCTACTACGGCCCTGAGTACCGTGATCTCTGCAAGATGTATCGCGACATCGCCCGCGGTCGCTGACCACTATCAGACCAACCCAACTCACGCCTATAACCCCTAACAAGGGTTATAGGTTTTTTTACACAGAAGGAGCAATCATGTTCGTCAAGCCCAAGCACATCCACCGCTACTGCAAGGTGTTCACGTTGGACACTATCTGTGATGTTCTCCAGACTCTCCAGCCTCTCGGTTGGGCGGTCTACGGTGACTCATTCACGGAAGTAGAACTCGCCTCTCTTGCCGACTACATCGGTTCTAGGTTTTCCAGCACGGGCGGAAGCTTCAATGTAAAAACCTATGTCGTAGACGATCCGATTAAATGTCCCGACGAAGTCGAGTACCAGACTGAGTACAGCTACCAGCGCGGACGCGAGACTGTATCGGAAGTCTACACGTCGATTGATCCCGACTTCAAATTCTATGACCGTACGGGGATCAAGCGAGTCCTGAACCACCAGTCTTGGGACGTACATGGGCCCACACACGTGGTTCTACCTCAGCGTCTGCTCTCGAGCTCCGTTCCTGAGATGTTCGACGTGAACGTCCTGTTCATCAAGGAGTCGAAGAAGCTCGAGATGGTCCGGACCCAGTCACTGAAGGCACCGATCTTCGTGTGTAACGTTGGAGGTGCTTTTGATGCAGCGTAATGTCGAAGGACTCGAAAACCTTAACAAGATTCTGACACTACCTATAGGTAGTAAATTCGGAATGTTCGCAGACGACGGCATCACCTTGTTCAAGGTCGCTGGATATTTAGATCGAGTGGCTAAGGTGTCAGAAGACCCATTCTCCCTCGCCACTGTCATCGTCCCGACATATCCTATACTACGCCGAGGCCACGAAGATGCTAGTAGAGATCTCGTCTATCAAGACCCGCATACGGGTCTTATGCGAGTCCTGTATGAGAGCGACCTGAGAGGTCCTCTTATGGGTATTCCGCGGGATCGGAACAGGGCCGCACTCCTCCCGTCATATCTTTACCAAGCAGGCGCAGCCCCGTGTTTCCACGCTTGCTTCGTCTTCATGGATCTCCCTGTGGGGTCTGTAGTCACTCACCCACCGGTCCAAAAAGGCACCGAGACATTCTTCATCAGCATGAACGAACTCAACAACGCCAAACTCTGAAAGGAGAGCTATAATGCTCACGCTCATTTTCCTGTTCCTCGTCATGATCGGCCTCCTGGTCTTTCTCACGATCTGGGACACCATCACCAACTCCAAGATGCTCGCAGGTGGCATTCTGGGATTCTTCCTCGCGAAGTTGCTCAACAAGCATAAGGAAGACAAGTGAGTAGCGATACTCTGATGTGGGTTGCGGTGGGGCTATGGGTCATGGTCCCCGTCGTAACCATTTTCTACCTTCTGAATCGATAACCAACAACAAGGAGAAGCACATGATCAACATCGATTTCAAGACCTACGGGCGTCTCGCCGGCGCCTTCATCCGCAACAACTCTCAGGTTATTCTCGCAGCATCTGCGCTCGCGGGAGTCATCAGTACGGCCATCACCTCCGGTAAAGCACACGTCAAGGCGATGGATATTCTCCGAGAGGAGTTCCCCGAGGGAGGGTGGAAGTTCACGGATGCCCTCCGTCTGACCTGGACCTGCTACCTTCCTGCGGCTATTTCCATCACAGCTACCTCTGCCGCCATCATCGGTGGTACGGTCCTCAGTGAGCGTCGCTACGCGGCTATGGCTGCTGCCTACACCGTCTCTCAGGACGTCCTTGAGAAGTACGAGGATCGCGTCAAGGAGTTGACGGGTAAGAAGGGCTCGGATACCCGCTCGGCTATCGCTCGAGATGTTATCGAGGAAAACCTCGAGCGTCCGGAGAACAAGAGCGTGATCATCACGGGTGAGAACGTTCTTATTTCCGACTCGTACTCTGGCAGGGTCTTCCCCTCCACCATCACGAAGGTTCAGAAGGTCCTGAATAGGATCAACTCTGATCTGATCAACGGTATTTCCTCTGTCTCTCTGAACGAGGTCTACCAGTGCCTTGGGCTTGAGCAGATCTCGATGGGTGACGAGCTCGGATGGTCCAACGGGACCACAATCGAGGCGGAATTCACGCCTACGATGCTCGCCGATGAGTCTCCGGCTCTTCTCATGGCGTTCAATCCTGCTCCCGTGACCGACTGGTTCCGTCACCAGTACTGAACCGCAAGAAAAACATGTCCTATAATGAGACATATTCACCAACTATGAAAGGAACTCTCATGTCCAACAAGCAGGATAACGTCATCGACCTCGAAGACTACACCGAGGACGATTCTCCCATCATTTCTTTCAATGTCCCGAAGATCAAGCGCCTCGCTAAGAAGGCCCTCCCGTACGCTATTGCCGGTACTGTTACCGTCGCAACTGCTCTGGTGGCCATGATGCTGAGCCCTGACGATTCGGCAGACGCTGGAAGCCCTGACGAGACTCTCCCCGAATTCATCGAGTTCGACACCGTCGAAACCCCTGTCGTTGAAGAGACGACTGAAGACTGAGTACTCTCAGCGCCCTAACCCCTAAACTGGGGTTAGGGTTTTTTCATTTCTAGAAAGGAACCATCCCAATGCAGAAGATCACTGTCCAGTACGAAAACTTCGATGGCGAGACCGTTTCGGAAGACCTCTACTTCCACCTGAACGTGAAGGAAATTCAGGAGATGGAATCCTGGTCACCTTCTCTCACGGAGCGCATCGCTCAGATCTCCAAGACTCAGGACGGCCATGCGGTCTTCAACCTTATTCGTGAGGTTATCGAGACTGCCTACGGCGAGCGCTCTGAGGACGGCAAGCGTTTCGTGAAGACTCCGCAGATCAAGGAGAACCTCACTCAGGGTCTGGCGTACGACAACCTCATCGTCGGTCTTATCGACGGTACCATCGACATGGATAAGTTCATCAAGGGCCTCATTCCCTCGAAGGTCCTCGCGATGGCTAAGACCAACTCCGAAACCGACAAGAAGGGCCTGGAGAACTACCTGGTCGAGCACAACGTGGATCCGGAGTTCGCTGCCAAGGCGAGCGAGGAATTCCAGAAGATCGGCGAATCGCAGGAGTAACTTGGGTTATAATGAGACCCAAGCAACTCTGAAAGGAATTCGTATGAAATCGCTATCCCCCGCAAACGTCGCTGGTATCGCCGCATCGTTTTGTTCCGGTGTCGTATTTCGCACGGCTATTAAGTCCGTCCTCGTGGGCGCAGCTCCGATTAACCCCGTAGTGAGTTTTATCGGTATTACTGCGCTTTCGCTGACTGTCGAAGACCGTGTGAGTCGAACCGTGTCCAAGCTCGTGCAGCAGACCGTCGACGAGTACAAGGAAGCGTCCAAGAAGGTTTCTGAACAAGAAGAAGCCTGATCTCAAGCCCTAGGCCCTCTGTAATATTACAGGGGGCTTAGGGTTTTTCTTTTGAAGGAGTATCATGAACGTACCCACGCGTCCTGAAGGCGCTTATCCGGGTAACTCGGACCGGTCCAAGGAGAAGAAAGATATTACTCCTGTGGCTAAGGCTCGAGTAAAGCGAGAGTCGACTGCGCGAAAGGTCGTCGGCGAAATCATCAAAGAAGACGCTCGAAGTGTCAGCGAGACAGTTCTCTGGGATGTCATCATCCCCACGGTCAAGAACCTTATTTCCGACACCGTCACTCGCGGCATCGAATCTATGTTGTATGGTGGCGACTCTCGTCCTCGATCGAGGACTTCATATTCCGATTACTCTGGGTATTCTCGCCCAAAAGGCAACCGAGATCGTTCCACTGATAGGCGTGAACGACGGTCTGCACGTCAGGCAGAACCTGAGCGAAACGAGATCATTTTTGACTCTCGGTCTGACGCCAACGACGTCATCGATCGTATGAGCGATCTTATCGACCAGTACGGCCAGGCATCTCTGGCCGACCTCAACGCACTCATCGGTGCGTCATCCAACTTCATTGACGATAACTGGGGATGGACCGACATGGGTTCGTTCGATGTTCGTCAAGTCCGAGACGGGTTCATGCTGACGCATGACGAACCGCAGTCTCTCAAGCAGCGCTAATATTCAATCACAACTCTGAGAGGACATCATGTCTATTTTCCACACCACCACACGCTTCATTGTCAAGCACGCTCCCACCATTCTCACGGGTGCTGGCACTGTCGGTCTCGTCGGTACTGCCGTCCTGGCAAGCCGAGCCACTCTGACCTATAAGGAACTCATCGCTGACGAGGTCGTGGTCATCACGGATGGCCCCAACCTCATGAAGCGCAACGAGCACTACACTGAGGACGAGTTCCGCAAGGACCGAATCGTCTGCTACAGCCGCATTGTCACGAAGACCGTCAAGCACTACGCTCCCACGATTGCTCTGGGTGTTGCTTCGATCGCCGCCTTCTGGTGGAGCCACTCGATTCAGTCGAAGCGTATTGCCGGCCTTGCTGCTGCGTATGCTGCTCTGGACACCTCCTACCGCAAGTACAAGAAGTCGATCGCTTCCGTCATTGGCGAGGAGTCGATGAAGAAGGTTGAGGAGAAGATCCTTGACGACGTCGTGTTCACGGATGAGCCGTTCGAGTACGACAAGATGGCCGAGTCCGTTATTCCGGAGTACTCGCCTTACGCCCGCATCATCGATGAGACTTCCAGTGTCTGGGATCCTTCTGACGACATCACCGAGCTGAACATCCACGCTCAGCTCAACTACATGAACGATATTCTCCGCACTCGCGGATACCTGTTCCTGTCCGACGTCTACGACGCTCTCGGTATCCCGCGCACTCCTGCTTCGCAGGTTGTGGGATGGCTCTGGAAGAAGGGCGATGGAGACCACTACGTGTCCTTCGGCGATATCGAGGGTCACCGCATCAAGTTCTGGGATGACTCTCGCCGCCGTGAGGTTGCCAATTACCTGCTGGACTTCAACGTGGATGGAGAGATCGTCAATGAAATCTGAAATCTTCATTTCATTCGCAGCGGGGCTCGTCACGGGTGCCGCAGTCGCATATCTTCTGATCACCGATCGTCTTCAGCGTAAGATGGACCAGGAGCTCGCTGAGCAGGAGAAGGAGTATCGCGAGAACATCGACTACGTCACGGAGCTCCACAATAAGGAAGAGCTTCGTGGTCGTGACGAGCGTCCTACAACGGTCGAGCCCGGTGTTAAGGAGATCTCCGACTTTGAGATCCTCGATCCGGATACGTTCCATACTGGAGCACTCGGATACGAGTTCTTCGAGGTTGACTGCTACGTCAACAGCGGAGTGGTGGCCGACGACGATGGGAACAAGTTCCCGGAGACCGCCGAGGAACTGATCGGACGAGAAGCCATGGAGAGTGGTGGCGCCTACGGTGCCGACCCGCACGACGTGTACGTGCGAAACCACAAGCTCCGCTACGATCTTCACGTTCACCTTCTAGACATCGACTATGTCGAGGACACTGATCTGGAATGAGAACGGGAGAAGGATATTTCGAATACCTTCTCTATCTAGTCGGAGCGGATTACATGCGCGACCAGTGCGAGATCCTACACGAGCTGCCATTCGAATGGTGGATCGAGCTGGATGGTAATCTGGAGTCTGACGGAAAAGCACTTCGAGATAACTGCGAGTATGAGACCGGTTACGTATATGACGGTGACGACCCGATTTACGCGACCATGTTCGAAGTACTCGTGGTTCTTGCACGAAGGATGGACGCCACTATCGGTGGTAGGGATGACACTCCTGCCACCGCATTTAGGGTTCTGATGAGGAACCTCGACATCAACTACAATACCGATGAAGAAACCATCCGCGCAACGGTTCGCGATATTGTGGAACGGAATTACGACCGCTATGGTCATGGTGGTATATTCCCGAATCGTCGAGGCCTCATCGACCCTGCAGAGACGCCCCTCCTTGATCAGCTATCTATGTGGTGCAATCAGGAGAAGTATATTATCTAGGAGAAGCAGTGGATTTCGTAACCCCTCGGCAGAGGGCTTCGAAGAATGGGGTTGTGGAGATCTACCCCGACTTTAGGGTCGCAAGGTCTACCGATATCCTCGTTCAGGGAGGCTCATTCGTGGCCGTGTGGGACGAGGAGAAGGGTCTATGGAACACGGATGAGTTTCGAGTAGTCGAACTCATCGACAAGGAGCTTCGTGATTTCGCGAAGACTCTTGAAGGTTCCTATCAAGGCGGTACGCGGTTTCAGTTCCTGGGGGATTACGCCTCTAAGAGCTGGACTGCGTACCGCAACTGGATTTCGTCCATGCCGGACACAACTCGTCCCTTGGACCGGAAACTCACATTCGCGAACACTGAGGTGCGCAAGGAGTCCTACGCGACTCGTCGTCTGCCTTATGCGCTCGCGGAAGGATCTCATGACCATTGGGATCGTCTTATTTCCACACTGTACGACGAAGACGAGCGCCGTAAGATCGAATGGTCTATCGGCGCTATTGTCACGGGTGCTTCACGTACCCTGGACAAGTTCGTCGTGCTGTACGGCAAGCCTGGATCGGGTAAGTCGACACTCATCAATATTCTGATGCAGCTCTTTGAGGGCTACTACACAGCATTTGATGCAGCGTCTCTCGCCAAGTCCAACAACGCATTCGCCGCGTCGGCATTTAAGTCGAACCCGATCGTCGCATTCCAGCACGATGGTGATCTGAGTCGTATTGACGACAACACTCAGCTTAACTCGATCATTTCTCACGAAGAGATGCAGGTTAACGAGAAGTTCAAGCCCGTCTATACGACTCGGATCGACTCATTTCTGTACATGGCTACTAACAAGCCCGTACAGATCACAGATGCCCAGTCTGGCATCATCCGACGTCTGATCGATATTTCGCCCACCGGCAACAAGATCCCTCCTATGGAGTATCGAGAGCTGATGGACGGAATCTCTCGAGAGCTCGGTGCCATTGCATATTACTGTGCGGAGGTCTTCGAGAGTCTCGGCAAGACGTACTACAAGGACTATCGTCCGATTCAGATGATGTACAAGACTGATGTGTTCTACAACTTCGTGGAGGACTCATATTTCGAGTTTGAGAGCGCCGAGTACGTGACTCTCAAGGCTGCATATGAGACCTACAAGCGATATTGTGAGCAGGCATCTGTCCAGTACGTACTTCCGCTTCACCGATTCCGTGAGGAACTGAAGAACTACTTCAACGGATTCGAGGAACGCACTCGAATCGAAGGTAAGCAGTACCGAAGCGTGTATTTCGAATTCAAGAAAGACAAGTTCGCTCAGGCAGAACTCGTTGAGAATCCTGAATCGAAGTACACTATCGATCTGACTGAATGCCCCAGCGTCATCGACGAACTATATGCGGATTGTCCTGCGCAGTATGCAAAGGATGGCAAGCCGGCTAAGCGATGGGATGACGTTACAACAACTCTGAAAGATATCGACACAACCAAGGAACACTATGTTCAGATACCTGAGAACATGGTTGTTATTGACTTCGATCTTAAAGATCCAAGCGGTAACAAATCTCGTGAGCGAAACTTGGCAGAAGCGTCCAAGTGGCCTCCGACGTACGCAGAAACGTCCCGTTCTGGCGGAGGAATTCACCTCCACTACCGCCTGGGCGATCCAGCTGCCGAGTACGCTAAGGAATTCGCTCCGGGAATCGAGATCAAGCGATTTACCGGAAAGACCGCCCTCAGGCGTAAGTACCTGGTTTCGAATGGAATGTCTGTCGGAACTGCGCCGGATGATCTCCCTAGGAAGGCTCCGAAAGTGATCCGAGAAGACGTAGTCAAGACAGAGCAAGGTCTTCGAAACCTTATTGCTCGGAACCTCCGCAAGGAGATACATCCCGGGACCAAGCCTTCGGTGGAGTTCATCAAGAAGATTCTCGATGACGCTGCAGAGAGCGACCTGGTGTATGACGTCACGGATGCGCGAAATTCCATCATTGCATTCGCGATGCGATCGACACATCACGCTCAGTACTGCCTTAAGCTGGTCCAGCAGATGAAGTTCAAGAACGACTCGGAAGAACCAGTGGCTCCAGTCGCTGACGGAGACATCTATTTCTTCGACATCGAGGTGTTCCCGAATCTCTTCGTGATCTGTTACAAGAAGCGTGGTGATAAGAACAAGATGCGTCTTATCAACCCATCTGCCGAACAGGTCAAGACTCTGCTGGGCGCCAAGTTGGTGGGCTTCAACAACCGTCGCTATGACAATCATATTATCTACGCGGCAACGTTGGGGTACAACAACAAGGAACTCTACATGGTCTCGAAGAGGATCATCGAGAAGAGCCCGAACTCTTATTTCTCCGAGGCGTACAACGTCTCGTACACAGACATCTACGACTTCTCCTCGAAGAAGCAGAGTCTGAAGAAGTGGGAGATCGAGCTTGGTCTGAAGCACCAGGAACTCGACCTTGACTGGGATCAGCCGGTCCCGGAAGAGTTGTGGGACACGGTGGCGGATTACTGCGACAACGACGTGGATGCCACGGAGGCAGTATTCGAGCACCTCCAGGATGACTGGACTGCTCGTCAGATGTTGGCCCGTATTTCCGGGCTCACAGAGAACCACTCCACGAACTCTCACACCTGTCGAATCATTTTCGGCACGGAGAAGAACCCTCAGAAGGATTTCGTCTATACGGATCTTTCCGAGATGTTCCCGGGATACCACTTCGATGGTTTCAAGTCCACATATCGTGGAGAGGTGACTGGCGAAGGCGGCTACGTCTACGCAGAGCCTGGAATTCACCACAACGTGGCTCTACTGGATGTCGCGTCGATGCATCCGACCTCGCTTGAGCAGCTGAACCTGTTTGGTCCATACACCAAGCGATTCAGCGACATCAAGAAGGCACGTATCCTGGTAAAGCATAATGAGCTCGACAAGCTCGAAGGTCTCTTCGATGGAGCGCTCATGCCGCTTATTCAGGAAGGTGTCGACACGAATGCCTTGGCATTTGCTCTGAAGATCGTTATCAACTCTGTATATGGTCTGACGAGCGCCAAGTTCGACAACCCCTGTAAGGACCCGCGTAACGTCGATAACATTGTCGCGAAGCGTGGAGCCTTGTTCATGATTGACCTCAAGCATTACGTGCAGGAGGAACTTGGTTACACCGTCGCACATATTAAGACGGACTCTATCAAGATTCCGAATGCCACGCCTGAGGTTATTCAGGCTGTCATCGACTTCGGTAAGAAATACGGCTACGACTTCGAGCATGAGGCGACATACGATCGTATGGCGCTCGTGAACGATGCAGTCTATATTGCCCGGTATTCGTTCCCCGAAGACGGACATTGGTGGACAGCCACGGGTGCTCAGTTCGCTCATCCGGTGGTGTTCAAGTCCTTGTTCAGCAAGGAGGAGATCACGTCGAATGACTACGCTGAGACCCGAGCAGTTCAGACTGCTATCTACCTCGATTTCAACGAGGCGAACCCAGATGACCACTATCTGCATTTCGTGGGTAAGGTCGGACAGTTCGTTCCCGTCAAGCCCGGCTGTGGAGGTGGTATCGCTTTGCGCAAGAGCGCTAATGGCGATATTAAGGACGCAGTCAATGGTACGAAGGGATATCGTTGGAAGGAGGCGTCAGTCGTTCTGGGTCTCGACCATGTCTCAGAGATCGATACTCGGTACTCCGAGGATCTCGTCGAGAAGGCTCGGGAACAGATCGAGCAGTTCGGTTCATATGAGGAGTTTGTAGCATGACCTCATTTATCCTCATGGGAATCACAGCCGCCGTTACGTGGGCTTTGACAAACGCATATTGGACCGATCGAAATCAAACGGAGATCACCGATCTCTGGACTGCATTTTACAAGGAGATGCAGCAAGTTCGCACGAAGGAGCGTACACGAATTGAATCACTACGAGCGTCAGAAGGAAGAGCTTCGGACTCTGCACGATCAGGCTCTCGATATGTTAGACGAATTCGCAAATGAGTACCATATCTCTGATGGTACCGTCTTCGCCCTGAAGGGTGATTTCGAACGCGCATTCCGAAAACTGTCCGAGATCCACCACAACAAGGGCGAAAACAATGGGGACTACGCACATCCAACAGTTGAGTGACGGATCTATGTGGCTAAACTCGGGTTGGCACATCTACCCGATCGACTTCGAATCTCTCGGAGTCAAGCGCCAGGTCATCGCTGAGAAGAAGACCTGTAAGCACGCACGCTACGTCAAGGAGACGTACGAGCTGTCTACGGTCCGATCTCGCAAGGGTAACTCTTACCCCACCCTCATCCATCGACGTAAGTCCTACAACACGCATGGCCGTCGCGATGGGCAAGAATCCATAAACCGCTGTATTTCAGCGCCCCAGACTGAGGACGAGACCCTCACCAGTTTCCTGGGCACCGCATTCCAGGTCACATTCGCACGATAATCTACAACTCACGGAAAGAGGCCTATCATGGCAAACCCCCGACTCGAAAACATCGTTCTGTCCGACACTCGCATTTTCTTCCGGAACTTCAGCGGTCAGCCCGACAAGTACAACCGCACGGGAGCTCGTACCTTCGCTTGCGAGGTTCCGGCGGAGTTCGCAGCACAGATGGAGGCTGACGGCATCAACGTCAAGTACTCCAAGGATTCTGACGGCAACCCCGATCCGGAGCGTCCTTACATCGCCGTTAAGGTTCGCTTCGACGTGAAGCCTCCGAAGATCTACATGGTTGAGGATGGCGTCAAGACGCTGTTGTCTGAAGACACGGTCGGTGTTCTGGACTCCGCGGACATTGTCCGAGCGGATCTTGTTATCACGCCTGTCTTCTATGACGTGAACGGGAACACCGGTTTCTCGAACTACCTGAAGACCGGCTACATCACGATCGAGGCTGACGAGTTCGCATCTCGTTACGCCGACATGGAGACCCGATGAAGTATGTCGTCTGGTACGACGTCTGGCTGAAGGGCGAGGAGAAGGACACAAGTCTTCCTTCTCGCCCAACGGTCTTGACTACTTTCGATACCGCGAAGGAAGCCCAGCAACACGTCGCACGACTCGCTAATCGTGCATTTCTCGATGGTCGAACCATCTCAATTACTATTTCCCCACAGGAGTAACCATGGACGATATCCGATGGAATGCCCAAGTCTGTCATGGCAATGACGAAGACGGGTATACTGAAAGCGCGGTCACGTTCGACACGCGCGATGAAGCTATCCAGTTTGTTGAGGATTACCTCGAAGAGCTGGACGCTGCTTGTGAGACGCAGGCGGCAAACAATGGCGTTATTCGAATCTGGAGTAGCGCCGCAACCCAACTGATCGAACTGTAGGAGGTTCACATGACAATCATGAATCAGATCGAGGAACTTGAAGACGGTACGGTTACCGTTCCGGTCTTCAGCCCGTCCACCGTCGACGACCTGTTCCGTCCCACTCTCGCCGCACCTGATCTGGTCGGCTTTGAGGTCTCGCACCGTCGCGAGGCTGGTCAGGGGTCTGGTGGCGACTACCACCTGACGATCCTGATTGGCGATCGTCGAATCGAGACGACCGAGCCGAACGACGTCGTCTTCGCTACCTGGTACCCGCGTGGCGGCAAGGGCTGGGCTGAGGCACTCGCTCATACCGGCACCAACGACTCCGAGTCGGTTCTCAAGGTGCTCGGCAACCCCGACTACCTGCAGACCGCGAAGGAGGGCACGCCGGCCTACAACGAGCTCATGAAGGGCTACAAGTCCGACTCCCTGTCCGCTTCGCCTCTGGGACCGATGTGATCTGAATGGCTCTACATCTGCAAACCTGGATCAAGAAGTCCACTGGAGTCGATGTCGTGGAGGTCTCCCTGGAGGACTTCACCGATATCGTGGGGTGGGTTGGTCAGGGTGGCCGACTCACGATCCAGAAGTCGGGCCAGACACTCGTCGAGGTCTATGTCAACGGTGAGACCGCCTCTGTCGGACACCTCATCGTCAAGGATGGTGAGAACTTCTACATCACCACCGAACCCCAACTCAAGGAATTCTACAACAAGAAGTGACCAGAAAGGTCCGAAGAAGCATGTCTGTTCGTTACATTTTCCCGAATCATCCGTACGTAGGCTACAGTCTACACGACGTCGACTGGATTGCTAAGCACCTCGCGCCGGGATGGTATATCTCGGCTCTGTGGAGTTCCGAGTCCGTCGTCGAGCTCGTCAAGATCTACAATGACGAAGAGTGCTGGCATTTCTTCCACAACCCGGAGGAACAGTGGCTTATTCTCACGGATGATGGAGTCCCGTTCGACTTCTTCGAGTCACAGCTGGACATGGAGGTGGCAGCTCAGGAGCTTGCCAACTTCAAGGTGGGGCGATTGACGGCGACACATGTTGCTTCGGCCATTCAGAATGCGGGTAAATACCGCTTTCTGAAGTAGCATTCCTTGGCCCTAGGCTCTCTGGCATTGTTCAGGGAGTCTAGGGCACATGGGTTCTCTTTTTTCGAAGGAGTTATGATGGGTTGGACAACTCATTACAAGTACACAAATCTCCAGGCACATCCCGACGGTCGGGTTCGTCTTACCGATTCCCTGCGCGAGCTTCCATATCAGGATGTCAAGGGAACGCGCTATGTCAAATTCCGTTACCAGGGTCGTGTGAAGACCAAGACGGTTGCCTCGATCGTCTTCGAGACGTTCCGTAAGCGACCTGTGGGTGAGGGAATGCTCGTTTGTCACAAGGACGGGGATTGTACGAACAATGCGTTCCATAATTTGGTTCCCGGGGACCGAGCATATTCTAGGAAGTCATATGCACGGAGGGATGAGATGATCCTGGTTGACTACGAAGATGAATTCGAAGTATTTTTCGACAGATTGGTTGACTAATGGTCAAGTTACATCCACACCAAGAAGAAGCCTTAGAGCGCCTGAAAAGTGGCAAGGTGCTCGTTGGTGGTGTGGGATCGGGAAAGTCGCTTGTAGGCGCTTCCTGGGCCCTTAAACAGCCTAATTCCGGGGGTATTGTAGTCATCACTACGGCACGGAAGAGGGACAGCCTTGAATGGGCTGGGGAGTTTGCGATGGCAGGCTCCGGAATGGAAGGAATCACGGTTGATTCATGGAATAATATTTCTAAGTACGCTGATGCTCGCGATACTGTTTTTATCTTCGACGAGCAAAGGGTAGTTGGATCTGGAAAGTGGGTCAAGGCATTTCTCAAGATCACGAAACACAACAAGTGGATCTTGTTGAGTGCTACCCCTGGAGATACATGGTTGGACTATGTGCCCTTATTTCTCGCGAATGGGTTCTACAAGAACAAGACTGAATTCTACGAGGACCACGTTGTGTGGGATCGCTTCGCGCGATACCCTCGCGTCAAGCGCTTTGTGGCAGTTCACCGACTCGAGAAGTTGCGAAGGCGAATACTGGTGGACATGCCGGTGGCAAGGCATACCGTGAGAAATCGCATTTACGTTCCTGTGCGGTATCGTGTGACTGAGTATAGCGAGATCATGAAGAAGCGCTTCGATCCGTATAAGGGAGAGCCTATCGCTAGTGCGGGGGAGCTCTGCTATGTTTTGCGGAAGTGCGTGAATCAGGATCGAGATCGTCTCGAGGCGGTTCGTGGTATTCTGAAGAAGCGCTCGCGGATCATCGTGTTCTACAACTTCGACTATGAGTTGGAGGCTTTGCGTGAGCTGTCCGACACGTGTGTCGTGAAGGAGTGGAACGGACACAAACACGAGCCTGTGCCGGATGGCGAGCGGTGGGTGTACTTGGTGCAGTATGCGAGTGGAGCAGAGGCATGGAACTGTACAGTCACGGATACGATCGTGTTCTACTCGTTGAACTATTCGTGGAAGGTGATGGAGCAGAGTGAGGGGCGCATCGATCGGATGAATACTCCTTACACAAATCTGTGGTATTACTTCCTCGAAAGTGAGTCTGCAGTCGATCAGAGCATCAAGGCGAGTCTGTCACGGAAGAAGAAATTCAACGAAAAAGTGTTCGCAGACAGCTTTTGGAGCTGATTGGAACATACTACTGGAACGTACTACTCGAACGTACTACTGTGACACAAAAGTGTCACAAAAGTGTCACAGAGAGGATTTCTTTACCATTTCTTTACCTTTTGAGTAGGTGTTGTGTGTGACTTTTGGCCATTTTGTGCCATTTTTTTGGCACAGTGTGACACTTTTTTTTGAAAAGTGTCACAGGGTTTTTCGTTGCAATTGCAAGGAAAAGTCGATGTCTGTGCCATTTGTGACACTTTTTTTACAATTAAGTATAAGAAAAAAATTACGTTTTGTAAAAGCTTTTGACACCCAGGTGGCACACAAAAGTGACACACACACTACTCGAATGCTACTCCACCACAGATCTTCGGGGTCGGGGGAAGACTGTGGAGGTTCTGTTCACTTCGTAACAGATTGTCATATTTCCCCGACCACTCATACTCACAGGTTCTTCTGGGGTGTAGTATGTTCCAGACGCTCGAAAACTTGGGTTATAATAGGAGAGAAAGGCAAAATACGCCTTTTTTGACTCCCACCCCGGACACCAGAAGGAGCAAAAACAGGTGTCATCAATTTTGGAATCTCAGTACCAGGCTGAGCTCATCAAGAAGCTCAAGCGAATGTTCCCTGGATGTATCGTTCTCAAGAACGACCCGAACTACATTCAGGGGTTCCCGGATCTCACAGTGATGTTCGAAACTCACTGGGCTGTTCTGGAAGTCAAGCGCTCCGCGAGCGCACCGCTCCGTCCGAATCAGGAGCACTACGTCTCGCAGGCATCGCGCATGTCTTTCGGCGCAGTCATATATCCTGAGAATGAGGAAGAGGTTCTCCGTGCACTTTCACGACTATTCTTCTCTTAACGGAACTCACGCCATCTTGTCAGCTTCCAAGTACAGCTGGCTCAACTACGACTCTGCAAAGATGGCCGCCACGTTCCGTACCGCTCAAGCATCAGCTCTAGGCACTCGCCTTCACGAGCTCGCTGCAGAGCATATTCGTCTCGGCATCCGAATGCCTCGAAACAACGCGACGTTTAACCGTTACGTTAACGACGCCATCGGCTACCGCATGACCCCCGAGCAAGTTCTCTTCTACTCAATGAATGCATACGGTACTGCCGATGCAATTCATTTCGACGACAAGAAGAACTTCCTCAGGATCCACGATCTTAAGACGGGGTCTGGACGCGTCAAGATGGATCAGCTCATGATCTATCAAGCGTTCTTCTGTCTCGAATACCATATCTCGCCATTCGACATAGAGAGTGAGCTTCGCATTTATCAGAACGATGATGTGATGATCCACTCCCCTGAAGCTAGCGATATTCGTTCCATCATGGATCGAGTTGTGGAATTCGATCAACTTATCGAATCACTTAAGGAGGAAAGCATTGGCTGAGGAACTCGCCCACTACGGTATTCTTCGTCGGTCTGGCCGATATCCTTGGGGATCCGGTAAGGACAAGTACCAGCGCTCCGTATCCTTCCAGGGTATGGTAGCCGACCTCAAGAAGCAGGGTCTTTCAGAAACGGATATCGCCAAGGCTTTCGGCATGACCACTTCACAGCTTCGAGCAACCAAGTCTATGGCTGCCAATGAGCGCAAAGCTGAAGAGGTGGCTCGTGTTCTTAAGCTGAAGGAGAAGAACCTTTCGAATGTTGCGATCGGTAAGAAGCTCGGTCTCCCCGAGTCTACCGTCCGTAACTACCTGAAGCCCAACGCAGATGCTCGACAGGATGCTGCTCGATCCACTGCAGATCTTGTCAAGAATGCTGTCGATAAGCATAAGTATGTTGAGTTTGGTTCTGGTGTTGAATCTATTCTCGGAGTCAGCACCACCCAACTCAACACATCCATCGCTATGCTTGAGTCTGAGGGCTACCGCGTCGAGCACGCTCATATTCGACAGGTCGGCACAAAGGACTCCACGAACATTAAGGTTCTGGTCGCTCCTGAGGTTACTCGTCGAGAGCTCATGGAGCACCTCGGTGATATTCACACTCTGGGTGTTGCGGTCAAGCCCGACGGAACGAAGCTAGGTATTCAGAAGCCTGAGTCGTTGGATTCTTCTCGATTGAAGGTTCGCTATGCTGAAGACGGTGGCACTGCTATGGACGGCACCATCCAAATCCGTCGAGGCTGTAAAGACCTTAATCTTGGTGAATCGAACTATGCTCAGGTTCGAATTCCTGTTGATGGTACCCACTACTTAAAGGGTATGGCATTTTACAGCGATTCCATGCCTCCCGGTGTCGATGTCATATTCAACACCAACAAGACTCGGGACACCCCGAAGATGGATACCCTCAAGAAGCTGAAGGATGACCCCGATAATCCATTCGGCGCAGTCATCAAGCGTCAGGTATTTTACAATGAAGGTGGAAAGGATAAACTCTCTCCACTCAACATTGTGAATGAGGAAGGCAACTGGAAGGACTGGAGTAAGACTCTGTCTTCTCAGTTCTTATCCAAGCAATCCACTCACATGGCCAAGCAGCAGCTCGACAAGGCAGCCCAGAAGCGTCATGACGAGTTCATGGATATCATGAAGCTCGACAACCCTGCGGTGCGAAAGCGACTTCTTGCCGATTTTGCAGACGGATGTGATGCTGATTCTGTAAATCTGAAAGCGGCATCACTACCCCGTCAGTCATCCAAGGTTATTCTTCCGGTGCCTTCGCTGAAGCCCAACGAGATCTATGCTCCGGACTACCGTGACGGTGAGACAGTCTGTCTTGTCCGATATCCTCATGGCGGTACGTTCGAGATCCCTACCGTGACTGTTAACAACAAGCACAAGGGCGGTCAAGCGATCCTCGGCAAGAACCCTAAGGATGCCATCGGTATCCACCCCAAGGTTGCGGAACGTCTTTCCGGAGCTGACTTCGATGGTGACACTGTGGTTGTTATTCCCGTCAACAGTCAGGTGAAGGTGAAGACTTCTCCACCCCTTAAGGGTCTCCAAGGCTTCGACCCCAAGGCTGCATATCCTGGTTACCCAGGTATGAAGAAGATGGGTGAGAAGGAGAAGGGACGCCATATGGGTGTGGTGTCGAATCTTATTACGGACATGACTCTCGGTGGTGCGAGCGCTGAGGAACTTGCCCGTGCAGTTCGACACTCCATGGTGGTTATCGACGCTCCTAAGCATGGTCTTGACTGGAGGACTTCCGAAGAAGACAACGATATTCGTGGTCTTAAGAAGAAGTACCAGGGTGGACGTGGCGCAGCAACTCTTATTTCCAGGGCCCGTGGTCCTGTGTATGTGGATGAGATCCGCCTACGCAAAGCTTCGGAAGGTGGTCCGATCGACCCCGCTACTGGAAAGAAGGTCTATGTCAAGACAGGACGCCAGTATCTTGATAAGAAGACTGGTCAAATTGTCAAGGCACAGACCAAGACCCAGAGACTTAAAGTTACAGAAGATGCGCGAGATCTTATTTCCGATGGCAACCGCCCTATGGAAAGGATTTATGCGGATTATTCTAATGACATGAAGTCCCTGGGTAACCGAGCTAGACGGGAACTTATTTCTACTAAGATCCCTAGGAAGAACCCTGAGGCTGGTAAGAAGTACGCCACTGAGGTTGAGGAACTCAAGTCAGCTATTAAGTTGGCTTCTATGAATGCTCCCCGCGAAAGGCAAGCCCAGATCATTGCTAATGCAGTGATCAAGGCAAAGACTGCTGACAGAGACGTGTCTTCTGAAGAATATAAAAAGATCTCCAGACAGGCCATCTCAGCAGCCCGCCTCAGAACAGGGGCTTCTAGGAAAGAGTCCCTCATAGAGCTCACAGACCGCCAATGGGAGGCCATTCAGGCAGGTGCCCTATCAGCCTCTGCTATGGAGGCCGTGGTGCGCTATAGCGACATGGAGAAGCTCTCAGAAAGGGCCCTTCCCAAGACCAAGACCCCTGTGTCTGCTAGTGTAGCTAGTAGGGCTAAGGCCATGTCCCGTAATGGGGCCACTACTAGTGAGGTAGCTGACGCCCTAGGCATCAGTACTAGTACAGTACTAGAGCTAGTGAGGTGAGGTGTCATGGCTCTGTACCTAACGACTGACGACAATCCGTTCAGTCCTGTTGATGACTACGAACAGTGGTCGAAGTTCGATCGCGATCATGGCTACAACACTGATGCGTTAGTAGCAAGAATCGTTGGTCCAATTGACTTCGACCTCCCTGAAGTTGTCATCAACGATGCGTTTGATGACGCTATTCGATGGATCGTTGAGTGGAATCCTACAGGAAACTACAAAATGATAAGCGAATAGCGACACCGGGGGG